CCACAGCCCCTTCAATGGCCCATGAATCGTCATACCGTCGCTGGACCTTACCCACCCGCTGCACCTCATCATGATTACCGGGCACAACCGGTATCACGATGCTGTCTGACAGGGGAGCGAAACTTTGAATCTGGTGAAGCATCAGGCGCCGATAGACGCGCAACTGCTCAGTCATCGTCAGATCTAGACGCCCAGCCATCGCCAACGCCCCACCCTGACTCACAAGACCCTCCATACAGTCCCCGAGCCACGGGAGTAAGATCCCGTCAACCTTGCGCCCCATCTTGCGAAGTTCCTTCAAACGGGCCACAGCGGCGTCCGTCTTGGTCAAAAACCGGTCAATGGTTCCCTCCGTACCATCCCCATCCGGTTTCCCTATCTGCAGGTCACCGGCAGGTACGCAATAGATCATCCCCTCACCAGTGGAAGAGACAGGGGTTTTAGGTTTTCGGCCCTTCAGGACGGCAAGCAACTCCTCCACCGAGGCACTGCTCACGGTACGTTTACGGATAGCGGCCTTGTAATAGTAGAGGCGCCGCAAACCACCCTCAGGATCCGGCGCATCCCACGCCCTGTACTGAACCGGCTCAATAACCTCAAACTGGGCAGGGTCAAGATCCCACACGCCCAACAATTCGGCCCAATCATTAGGGCGCGAATCAAGAGGCTGAGTCGTCAACGTTCCAGAAGTACCATCCCACGCGACTCCCGGCTCCCAGCCCGATGGGTGCTTCACGAAAACATTGGGCCGGTAAGTGCTAATGAACCCGGGACTAGTTAAAGCATTCAAATCATCGTCTAGACTCACGACGTCCTCTGATAGTTTCGGCAGCAGTGATACTCGACAACACAAACCCGTCAGTGATCTGCCGGATTGATTCACTCGCCGAATATGCAGCGAGAGCGCGGTCGTAGTCATGCTCTTGTTTAGCCTCAGCCATGTGATTTTGCGCTTGCCTTTCGAGGTCGCGCAAATAATTCACTAATGTAGTGGCGTCAAACCAGATACGATCATCCATTGCTAGGACGACAACCGTGTTAGTGTCTACGGGCATACGCACCCTCGACCGGTAAGTCTTCTACGGTGGCGGCGAATAGATCTATCAGTGATCTGCAAACCGTGCTTCTGTAGGGTCGCTGCCAACTGCGAGGCAGAAATCACCTTATTGTCAACAAGTTTCTTAATCTTCTCGGACTGCGAAGGAGTAGCGGTTTCCAGAACGTATCTAACTTTACAATCTCCTAAACCAACTGTTTGCGGTGAAGCCAGCAACGCATCAATATCATCATCAAAGTCTGACATTCTGTTCCCTCCGCTATTGGCTTCGGTTTTCTGCCTTACACCGAGAACAAAGGACTGCCCACGGCCTTGTTGCGAGTAACACGAGAACTCTATTGCATCTCCAGCACCTTGGGTGATCATCTGTAACAAGAGTCCTACCGTAAGGGTCGGTCACGGGCGGACCATGCACTCAAAATTCACCGACACCATCGGTCTCAAGTTATCGTCCTCACCCATTGGAATGACTGAACCCTGCGGCTCAATCCGCATGACATTGATCCCACTGATCGTCTGCTCAATGACCGCACCTAACAGTTGACGAATATTCTCCGCCTGATCTCGGGCCGTAGGATAATCGCCACGAGTGGCACGGCAAATAACCTGAATCACCGGGCGGTCAATGGCGACCACTGCGGCACCCATAGTAAAAACAGGGCTACCCCCGGCATTCTCGTACACAGTGACCATGGCGTCAGGGGACTCCGGCATCACGGCCAAAAACAAATTAGTCCCCAACGTGCCTACGCTTGCGCTGGCAAGATAATCGCCAACGGCTTCCAGAATCGTTGTCATCCCTGTATCTCAAATCTTTTGGCAATCATGTCCAGTACTCTGATGGTCATCCTTGCGGCCATGTCTTTCGAGTAGGCACGCACGGGATTCTCTAAGTATTTCCAGCGGGTAGGAGGGTCATGCCTCGCCCGAGATGGAGGCAACTCATGGACATAGACGGCGTAGGAGGCCGCAGGACCGCCGTAAGTGATATCGCAAAACACCCGCGTCCCACGAACCTGCGGGCCGTGTACAACCCCTGAGGCCCGCAAAACACCATACCGGACAGGCACCACGGCCTGCGATAACAAAAATGCTTCATTGGCCTCTTCGAACAAAGCCTTGCCAGCAAATTTGGGGGCGTCAGATCCTGCAAGAACGAAAGCCTTCTGCAATTCAGCAAGGTTCTTTACTTTAATGCTTGCCATGACTCCTCCTATTGCCCGAACGTTACCGAGGTGTGATGGTCGCCGTTCTCATCCCGAATTGTATCAACGTGAATGATCGGTGGAGTTGAACCATTCGGCAACACGATTTTACTCAACGGTGTCACAGTGTTAGGTAACACACCGTAAATTATTGCCTTACCAGCCTCAACAATTTCACGCCCATCCTTATCGCGCACAACCCGTTGCGAATTCATTACCCGAGCAGAATACGAAGTAGGGGAAGCGGAAAAAGATTGCTTGCCATACTTATCAATCGAAGCCTGATTAGCGAAGATAGCAACCTCTTGCATCATCTCCGCAAAATCCCGCTCAATTGTCATGGCGTGCTTTCCCAGTAGTCACCACGGTCGTAATCCATTTGACCAGTCCAGAAATCAGTGCCATTTGTTGGCGGTGTGGTCTTATCGCTTGCACGCTGCATGTTCGCGGCAGACGCCCACGGCGTAGGCGGCTCACGTCGCGCACCAAGTTCAAGCAACTCATTAGCCAACGCAAAGAACGCCTGAGCGCGATCCGCATACGACAAAGATAGATCTCCAACAGTCTTGCTCGTAGCCATACGCGAAAACTTGGACGCAATCGAATAGCAGCAATCATGAGCCGCCTGATAAATCGACCCGCCCGACTCAGTGATGCAGAAAGTCACTTCAGCGTCATTAAGCAACTGATCAGTAGTATCCGTATCTCCAATAAGAAAACGAACAGCATCCCTAGTCGAGTTTGCAGGATCACCGCTATAAGTCCAAGCCATTTCTTCTCCTTAATAGGCGAAAGGGGCCAGCAGGGATCACCCGCCGACCCCTTCCGTCAGGGTAATGCGTTAAACGTTAAGCAACCGCAGTGGTCATGAAGTAACCGAGGTCCGTGGCGACAACCTTGTTGTCGAACGCAACTTCAGCCTCAACGCGACTGGACTTCAAGGATTCCATACGGAACTGTGAAGTACCGATGGTGGAACCGAGGCCACCGGAAACACCGGTCCAAGCGAAGATGTAGCCAGCGGACGGCGTCATCAAGCCCGGGTTTGGTGCAACGTGCAGCAGGCAAGCAGCCTTACCGAAGTTGAACGCATAAGCGCCAGTGGCACCTTCCGCGTTCGTGGCCTTGACCGACTTCGCCACGAGGATCCGATCAACACCAAACAGACGTGCAAGCATGTCCTCAGTGATGACGTTAGCGGTCGTGTACTTGTAGCGGTCAATTACGTCAGGGTGATTCTTCAACTTGCGGAACACGTCGTAGCCAAGTACGAGGGTATTGGCCTCATAACCGGTGGTGCTCAGAATCGTTGCCTTAGCCCCCTCGATGGTCTCGATTGGATCCGAGTTTGCGTAATCGCTCCAATAGGTGAACTCATTCGTAGATGGGCTAGCGGAAGAAATACCAGATGCGGTGGTGCCCCATACGCCTGCGGCCATGAAGTCAGTAATGAACTGAACCTCACGACGGAGCAGCAAACGGGAGGTGACAAACTCTGCAGCCTCACGAAGAGGATTCAGGGGACTGTCAGCGTTAGCGAGCGTCTGATCGTCGACATCCTTGTGGAATGCCCACACATCTGCACTGTAGGAATCGGTTGACAGCGTGTAACCGCCACCGGCTGATTCGGTACCCGGAGCGCGGCGCTGAGCCTCGTCACGGAACCAATCGTTCTTCGCGTAGGTGAAGTACTTGTTCGACTTCTTATCCACTGGAACGACAGGGAAAACCTTATCTGCGATAAAGTTCTGAGCCTGTTGCATATAGGCGACCGACACGTTGGTCAGGATCGCGTCTACATGGACGTTGCTGATAGTTGGCTGTGGCATTTCTCAGTTCTCCTTAGAGTCCGCGACCGGGGTTGCTGCAGTCAATGACCGCAGTCACAACGTTGCCAGCAGCGCCGGTAGTGATGAAGGTTCCGACTGAATAGGCTGCGGACCCGGTGGTACCGAACGCAAGCGTTACGGCATTTGCTGAAGCCGATGCAAACAGCGGCTGTCCTGCTGAAGCGGTACCGCCTGCATACACCTTGGTGCCGCCAACGATAAGAACTTCTGCTTCCGCACCCGAAACTGGGTTGTTCTGAAGAACACCAATTGGGCGGTCGGTTGCTCCACTGACCACGACCGCATAACCGGTTGCGTTGTCAATTTTAACAAACTTGTACTGTGAAGATGAAAGATCCGCGCCCGCGACGAGCGTGGTCTTAACTGAGTAATTACTGAATTCGTAGGCCATGATTTAGGCTCACTTCCCTTGCTCGGCGAGGTATTGGTTGTACAGTTCTGGCTGCTCCATGTAGACGGCCGCCAAAGCCTGCTCAAATGTTGCGGACTTTCCACCCGCGACTGCAGCCTTAGCCATTGCTTCGGCTTGATCGTAAGAATTACTCGACGGGCGAGCAGACTTACCAATCTCACTAAAGATGTCAGCAGACTCGACCTTTGCGTTAGCAGCGGTCAGAACGTCTTCGACGGACTTAGCAAGATCAGAATCAGTTTCGGCCAAACGGCGCAGGGCTGGGCCAACCTGCTCGGCATCAAGGCCAAGGTGTGCGAAAGCATCGCGTGCCTTCACAATTGCGTCAGCATCGGCACGCTCGCCGCGCTCTTTGCGAAGGTCAGCCTCAATGGCGTCCTTCGCTGCAACAGCGTCGTCGATTGACTTCTGCATTGATTCGAAAGCCTTACGGAATTCTTCAGGGGCCGACTTCATGATGTCTGCGGCTTCTGCTTCTGTTTCTTCAGGATCTACTGCCTTTTGCATTGATGCGATCTTTTCCATCGCGTCGGCAAGGGCCTTTTCAAGGTCTGCATATGAAGGCTTGTCTGCATTCATGTCTTCGTGTTGTGCCATTCTAACCTCCTCGGTTGACTTCTCGGTTACGTCACTCGGCGACTCAACACTTTCATCCAGTGCATCTGAAACCGCGTCATCCGAGGCTGCTTTCATTACTAACCATCCTTCATGCAGGTGCGCCGGGTGATCGACACCGGATGTCTCCTCGATGGACAGATTGACCATCTTGCGAGCCGGTCGTGACATACCAGTTCCTCCCTGCAATGAAAATGCGAGCCGTCTACCACCTAAGTGGTCGACGACCCGCAGGTCTCGATAAGCACAAGATTAGCACGACCCCGGTTGTGGGCCGAGGTTTATATTAGACCAACTCTTTGCACCGTGTCAGGAGCGTCGACTTGCTGCCCTGCCACTCGTCGTATCCCTTGATCGTGGCCCTTACAGTGACCTCTTCGCCCTCCTCAAACCACCGGGTTGCAGTAAACCACTTGAACCGATAGCCCTCGCCGGTAAATATGTTTGCGTAACTCGTTCCCCATTCAGTTTCGAACGCTTGGCTGGAGATCGCCGTCAACGTGACCGTGATCTTTTCACCGACTGCCCCGAACTCTGCCTCGACCACGGGGGCGGCGGCTTCGCGAGCCTGCTTCTCTGTCTCCCGGGCGTATCCACCGGCCAGTGACACCACCAGACCTAAGTACTTCGGGTTGTAGTAGCCGCTCTCGGCGCTCACAACCGCTTTAACGTTCTGGGTGTAGTCGCTGTTGCCTTTCAAAGTTAGGGCGTAGGCGAGGATGGCCTCAGCCGTGACACGGTCGGTTTCACGGTTGATCAATCCCTGCAACTCTGTCCAGTCTTTCTCGTCCGCCCAGTTGGTGGGGCAGGGGGACTTGGCTAATGAGACCAGTTGCTTTGTTGGCGTCCGGTTGTAGTCGCTCGTGGGGACGAAGCCGATGGCACGGACGATGGCGGCGGCCCATGTCAGGTCGCCGATCAAGGAGGAGAATTGAACCCCACCCCCGTTGTAGCCTTCGAACTGGGCAAATGGATCGCTATCGGAGAACCATGTTACCGGGGCCTCGTGACCTAAATAGTCCTTCAAGCACTGCTTGCCGACCTGCACCCGGGCGCCATCCTTCTCGACGATGATTACGGACTTCCGCTGCCGGGACGTCAGGCAGTGATCGCAACCGCCCTCCACCAGCGTTGCACGCTCGACCGGTTCCCCGTCGTACCACGGGGATCCCGTGACAACCGGCATCGCGTTGACCCATTCAACCTTGGCGACGAAAGTCCAGCCCGCGTAGGAGGCTGGCTGGCCCTCAATGATTAAGTAGGTGACTTCCCGGGGGGCTTCGGTAGGGTATTTTCCGGGTACCAGTTCGGTTTCGGTGGAAACTGTGAATCCGCCTGACAGGCCCTTTTTGGTGGCCCGCTCGGCGATTTTCTTGGCCTTGGCTACCGTGGCGGCGATGTTAAGTGCGGGACTGATTTCTATCTTGCGGCTGTTGCTCATGTGGGCTCCTCTCTCTATACCCCAGTTTAGCATACCCCCGGTTAGTTAGGTGTCAGGGGTCCATCAGCGCCTGAGGACCACCATTAATCACCACAGCAGGACGAGAACGCACCCTCCCCTTAGCGGCAGACAACCTGACATCAACCTGAGCATCAGGAAACGCCCGAACCACCGTCACCACGTCATCAGACAGCAACTGGTCAATCCACGCCCGCAACAACGGAGGCAGATCGTCAGGCAAAGGGTCAGCCAACACTCACTCCTTAATCAGGGTAAGCCTACAAGTAGACCTAAAGTATTCCTAACAAAGTAAATATTTCCAAGTCATCTTCCTCGCGGATTCGTTTCATCCCCGCGACCCCACCGGTAACGATACTTATCCCGCTCAAGGTCGCCGTGAAGGTCAGATAAGGGGCCCTTGACCGCTCGGGCGTAAATATGAGCGGCAGGCCACCCGCTACCTGATCTTGATCCGCCGGTTCTGGAATGTATGAGGTTCCGGTCACCGACCCTGCGCTCACGGTTAAACCTAAAATGAAACCGGAGTCGCCTTCGTAGCCCGCAGCAGATCCTGCGCTAGTCGTTGACCCAAAGATGTTTGCGGTGAACTGTGGGGCTCCGGTGGTAGATCCTGAAGTGGTGCTAGATCCTGCAACCACCCCCGCGTAACCCATAACTCCAGTTAAGGCAGAAGTCGGTAAGGTTGAACCTGAAGCCGACCCATTCAAGTTTGGGGAAAACGTAACCGCATTAACTGAAGTTGATACCCCATACACCGACCCGGTAAGTAGAGGAGCACCGTCATAAGAAACGTTCGCCGCCCCGTAAAGAATGCGCGGATCGTCATAGGTAATGGGAGTTTCGAAACCGGCCATCGCTATGAAAGTGATTCAGTCAGGTTTCCGATAGCGATTGTGTAAGTACCCGCCGTGGCGAAGGACTGAGATACGTCTAAAGCGCGTGAGCCATAAAATGTTCCCGCCGTCAACGTCGACCAATACCCGAGGTAAGTGATCGTGTTTGTCCCGGGAACATCAAACACAATGACAGAGGCGCTAGATACAGATCCACTCGCAGCGGCGGCCCACACCACACTTTCACGGGTGTACGATCCGCCCGTAACTTCGTTAGCGCCGTTCGCCGAAGGATCACCGGTATGCAAAGACACGAACTGTACCGACCCGGTAAACCCGGTCAGCATAAGATTCTTTCCCGCGACAACTAAAGCCACCGTTACTCCTCAACAATTCTCAAAATGTTGCCATGGGTGTCACGCTCAACGCGCCTAACCTTAGGCTTATCTTCAGGCATCACAACATTAACCGTGGGGCTGATTGATTTCATCGCCTCAGTAACTGCGGCAATGATCTGCTCACTGATGTCGATTGGTTTCTGTGGAGAATCTTCAGCCTCGATGCGGATAGCGTCCTCGAACGGTGCCATCGCCTTACCGACGTACTCTTCAGGCAGGTCAGCGAGTAGACGTTCAGCACGGCCACCGATTGAGTATCCACGCAACTTGTTGGTCTTCACCAACTCCCAAGCCCAAGGCTCCCACACCACACCAAGGAACACAGTATTGGCAGGGAATGTCATGTTTGTTGTGGCGCCGCTTTTTTGCACCATAGGTACTTCAACGGGGTACGGCCACGCCATAACTTCAACGAAC